GCATACACGAAGGCCAAGAGTATAAAGAAAAAATAGATTTTGACCCTACTCTTTATTCATTAACTCAACAACAAACAGAATTTAAAAGTTTACAAGGACAATTTCTTAAACCTATTACATTTAAAACCATTGATGATGCTCGTAAATTTAGACGAGAGGTGGCAACCGAAAATTCACCTATCTATGGTTTAGAAAGATACCATTATCAATATATTAATAAAAAGTTTCCTGAGAACATTAATTGGGATAAGAAGTTTATTAAAATATTTACACTTGATATAGAAACGGCCTGCGAAAACGGCTTTCCTGATGTAGAAAATCCTATTGAAGAACTGCTTTGTATTACAGTTAAAAATCAAAGTAATAAACAAATAATAACTTGGGGTGTCGGCGACTATAAAACAGACAGAACAGATATTACTTACGTTAAATGTAAAGACGAAAAACAATTAATGTTTGAGTTTATGAACTTCTGGACTAAAAATTATCCTGATGTTATCACAGGCTGGAATACTAAATTCTTTGACTTACCTTACCTGATGAATAGAATTATACTGATAGCTGGTGATAAGGTTGCAAACAAAATATCTCCTTGGGGATTGTTTCAAAGAGAAGTAATATTAGCAAGAGGAAGACCTAAAACAATTTATGATATAAAAGGTATTACTAACCTAGATTACCTAGACTTATATCAATGGTTTATACCAACAAGACAAGAGAGTTACAAATTAGATTTTATCGGTGAATTAGAATTAGGTCGTGGTAAAGATGAGATGAAACATAATACATTTAAAGATTGGTACACAAACGATTTTCAATCATTTATTGATTACAATATACAAGACGTGGAAATTGTTGATGCTTTAGAAGATAAACTTGGCCTAATTGATTTATCATTAACTGTTGCCTATGAATCTAAAGTAAATTACGGCGACATCTTTTCACAAGTGCGAGTATGGGACACATTGATTGCAAATCATTTACTAAAGAAAAATATTTGTATTCCACCACGTGAAGATAATATTAAGAATGAAAAATATGAAGGCGCCTATGTAAAAGAACCACAACTTGGTATGCATAAGTGGATAGTTTCATTTGATATTAACTCACTATATCCGCATATCATTATACAATATAATATTTCACCAGAAAAAATTATAGGTGAAAAACCATCAGGCATTTCAGTAAACAAAATGTTAAATCAATCTACACCTCTAGCATATTTGAAAACAGAAGGAGCTTGTATAACTCCTAATGGCGCTTTGTTTAAAAATGATAATCAAGGTTTTTTACCAGAGATGATGGAAACAATGTACAATGAACGTGTCATTTACAAAAATAGAATGTTAAAAGCAAAAAAAGAATATGAGATAACTAAAAATCCTGAATTGATAAAAGAAATATCTCGTTGTCACAATATTCAATGGGCAAGAAAGATTGCTTTAAACTCCGCATATGGTGCAGTTGGTAATCAATACTTTAGATATTATGACGTAAGACAGGCCAGTGCAATCACTACAGCAGGCCAGTTTATCATTCGGTTTATAGAAGAAAAGGTTAACACATATTTAAATAATATATTAAAGACACACGATAAGATAGATTATATCGTTGCTTCAGATACAGATTCAATCTATGTTACATTAGATAAACTTGTAGAACATACTTGCAAAGATAAAACGGAAGACCAGATTTGTAATTTCATAAACAAAGTTGTTGATAGTAGAATAGAACCATTTTTAAATAAGTGTTTTGAAGAACTTGCAGATTACACAAACGCATTTAAGAACTGTATGGTAATGAAACGAGAAGTCATTGCCAATAAAGGTATATGGGTGGCTAAAAAAAGATATATGTTAAACGTATTAGATGAAGAAGGCGTTAGACTTTCTGAACCTAAGTTAAAGATTATGGGTATAGAAGCCGTCAAATCTTCAACACCACAAGTATGTAGAGGTAGAATTAAAGAGGCCATTAAGATTATAATGAATAAAGATGAAACAACATTACAAAGTTTTATTGCTGATTTTAAAAAAGAGTTTTTTACTATGTCGGCTGAACAAATATCTTTTCCGAGGTCTTGTAATAATATGAAAAAGTACTATGACAGTAATAACATCTTTTCTAAAGGCACACCAATTCACGTTAAGGGTGCCTTAATATATAATCACCAGATAAAACAGTTTAAACTATCAAACAAATATCCTTTTATACAAGAAGGAGATAAAATTAAATTTCTTAAACTAGTTGACGCTAATCCATTTAAATTTGATGTAATCAGTTACATTACTACACTACCAAAAGAGTTTAAATTACAACAGTATATAGATTATGAAACACAATTTGAAAAAACATTTTTAGATCCAATGAGATTTATATTACAATCTATCGGTTGGTCACAAGAAAAGAAAGCAAACCTAGAGGCATTTTTTCAATGATTAAATTCCCTAATAAAAAATATAAAGTAATTTATGCTGATCCACCTTGGTACTTTAAATCATATAGTAAAAAAGGTGAAGGAAGAAATGCTACACAACATTATGATTGTATGAAGATTGAAGATATTAAAAATTTACCAGTTAAAGATATATCAGAAAACGATTCAACCCTATTAATGTGGGTAACAGATCCTTTTTTAAAAATGTCATTTGAAGTTATTGAGTCTTGGGGATTTAAATATAAAACTGTGGCATTTACCTGGGTGAAAACAAATAAAAAAAGTCCAGGATATTTTAAAGGTTTAGGTTATTGGACAAGAGCCAATCCTGAAATGTGTTTGTTAGCAACTAAAGGTAAACCAAAAAGAATAAACAATGGCGTAGATCAACTTGTTGTTTCTAAATTAAGAGAACATTCAAAAAAACCTGATGAAGTTTATGAACGAATTGAAAAATTATTAGAAGGACCTTATATAGAATTATTTGCTCGTAATAAAAAAGATAATTGGTCTAGTTGGGGAAATCAAATATGAAAACATTAAATAAAGAACAGGCACTACATTGTGCTAAAATATTTAAAGATTATTTTGGTAATTTTAATCGTATAGATGATTATATGCGAGATCAAAAATTGGCCTCTATACAAAACATTTCTGCTGGATTACCGGGTATGAGTTTAGAAGATGATTTGTTTTCCGATTTTACAATGTCACCTAAAGATATGAAATTAGAAGTATTAGAAATAGACAATGTTACTTGGGACACTTGTATTAATATGATTTCAAGCCATAGTAATATGGTAAGTATTCCTGGTAAAAATTTAAAACTAGCAGTCAAAGAAATGACAACTAATAAGTTTGTAGGGTTTATAAGATTGGCTTCACCAGTTATTAATATGAAACCTAGAAATGAAATGTTAGGCAATACTCCTGATCTATCGCAGTTTAATAAAACGGCCATTATGGGATTTGTTATAGTGCCGTCACAACCTTTTGGTTATAATTATCTTGGTGGTAAATTATTGGCCGCTATTTGTTGTAGTCATAAAGTAAGAGATATAATGAATAAAAAATATAATATGAATTTATGTTTATTTGAAACTACAAGTTTATATGGTAACAGTAAATCATCAAGTCAGTATGATGGTATGAAACCTTATGTCAGATACAAAGGCCTTACTGATAGTGATTTTATACCTATGTTACACGGATTACCTTTTGAAAAATTAAAAGACTATGTTCAGAATATAGTAGGCGACCTAGTAAAAGAAGATGCGTCAAGTAAGAAATTAAAATTAACAAATGCAATTATAGGTTTAATCAAACGATCTTTAAAAGAAGATAAGATAGAACTAGAAGATTTTAATAAAGTTATCAACAACGCAAAAGACTTGACAGAACAGAAAAGATATTATATAAGCCATTATGGTATTAAGAATTATATAGATATAGTAAATGGTAAAACAAATACTATTATCAAAGATGATACCTACGATAAGTTTGAGTTGAATAACATAATAGAATGGTGGAGAAATAAAGCCATTACTAGATATGAAACATTAAAAAAGGAGAACAGAATAAGAAATGAGATTGAGATTTGGACAAAAAATAAAGACTTACAAATCATCCGATAAAGAAATGATTTATATAAATAAACTTATAACATATTTGATGTGATGGTGGAAGAAATTTTAACAAATAGAGAGATGGATAAAAATAACCTACTAATACACAAGCACTTAATTATACGTGCTGAAGTAAAAAACCCCCCAAAAGACGAACAGAAACTTGCCGAGTGGATGAAGCAGTTTATTTCTTTTATCAATATGAAAATTTTAATGGGACCTTATGTTAAGTACTGTGATAAAGTAGGCAATCGTGGTATTACAGGTGTGGCCGTTATTGAAACAAGTCATATAGCAATACACGTATGGGACGAGGCCGATCCGGCCATTATGCAGTTTGACGTTTATAGCTGCTCAGAATTTGACCCTTACAAGATAGCAGATAAACTTCAATCTGATTTTGAAGTAGTTAAACTAGACTATAAGTTCCTTAATAGAGAAACTGAATTGAAACCTATAAGGTTAAAGAAAGATACAATGAAAAACGTGGAAACCCATAAATATGCAAATAGTAATAATCAACAGACTTCAGAACCCACCTTATTTAATATCTCCTAACTTTCATCCAAAAGAACTTGACAATCTAAAGGAAA